GTCAGCTGGCAGAAACATGGGAATTGGGATTACCCCGGTAACTAAACTGCATTTAGATAGTGGTAATGCTACGGCAAGCGCTATCAAGCTTACCGCGGGTACAACAACAGGGACAACAGCTACTGATGGATTTAACTTAGGGATTACAACCGCTGGAGTAATTGAATTTAGACAGTATGAAAATTTAGATATGGTTTTCTATACCAACAATACTTCTAGGTTAACGATTGCAGCTTCAGGAGAATTGACAATAGCAAATCTAGCTCCTGCATCATCTGCAATGGTAGAATCAAGTTCAGCAGGTTTATTGTCAGCAAGTAAGAGAATAATACAGTCATATATAACCGATGGTACTGCGCAAGCGGCCTTAGTTTTGACATCCAATTGGGATGTTGACGGTAATTATACAGGGACCGCTATCACAGGGACATATCAAGGGCAAAAACATTATAATACTGAATATCTTTTTGAAGCATATGCCGATAATTCATGGCTTAGAATTCCGAGGGCATAATGACAAAAATAATTGTAAGTGGAAATAACATATTGCTGAATAACAATAATATAAAAAGGCATAGAACTTTTGATGAGTATAATACCCAGCAAGATGTTTCCGAATATGCATATCAATTGAATTTTAGGAATTTGGGTTGTACAGGAGTTGCTACGTCCTACGCTAGCGGAGTTACGGTAGTTGCTAGTGGGTATCGTGGAGGAGTTTATTCTCCTTTGCAGAACAGGATTTACTTAGTTCCATTTTCTCAATCGAACCAAACAAATTGGCATTACATAGATTGCGCTACTGGAACAGTTGTGGCCTACGCTAGCGGAGTTACTGTAGTTGCTAATGGTTATTACGGAGGAGTTTACTCCCCTTTGCATAATAGGATTTACTTAGTTCCATTTTCTCAATCGAACCAAACAAATTGGCATTATATAGATTGCGCGACAGGTACAGTTGTGGCCTACGCTAGCGGAGTTACTGTAGTTGCTAATGGTTATATTGGAGGAGTTTACTCCCCTTTGCAGAATAGGATTTACTTAGTACCATATTCTCAATCGAACCAAACAAATTGGCATTACATAGATTGCGCGACAGGTACAGTTGTGGCCTATGCTAGCGGGGTTACGGTACTTCTTAGTGGGTATATTGGAGGAGTTTACTCCCCTTTGCAGAATAGGATTTACTTAGTACCAACAGCTCAATCGAACCAAACAAATTGGCATTATATAGATTGCGCTACTGGAACAGTTGTGGCCTATGCTAGCGGAGTTACGGTAGTTGCTAGTGGATATATTGGAGGAGTTTACTCCCCTTTGCAGAATAGGATTTACTTAGTACCAGCATCTCAATCGAATCAAGCAAATTGGCATTATATAGATTGTACTACAGGTACAGTTGTGGCCTATGCTAACGGGGTTACGGTAGTTCTTAGTGGGTATATTGGAGGAGTTTACTCCCCTTTGCATAATAGGATTTACTTAGTTCCATATTCTCAATCGAACCAAACAAATTGGCATTACATAGATTGCGCTACTGGAACAGTTGTGGCCTATGCTAGCGGAGTTACTGTAGTTGCTAATGGTTATGTTGGAGGAGTTTACTCCCCTTTGCAGAATAGGATTTACTTAGTACCATTACTTCAATCGAACCAAGCAAATTGGCATTACATACAAGTAAATCCAACGGTTGCCACTTTACCCTCTATAAATTATATGGCCAACTGGATTTTTAATAAGTTTTAAATAGGAGTATATATGACAGCTAATTTAAATGGTGAAAAGTTAAAAGGTAAAATGGATTTTTCAGTTTTAACAATAAATGGCCAGAGCACTTCTAGTTTTGCTCTTGATAGAAATACTACATCAAACACGGCAGGTGTATCTTTGACTGTTAAATCGGGAGGAGCCACCTCTGGATCGACTGATAAGTCAGGCGGAACATTTTCAAGCGCGCCAGGTGTTTCAACAGGTACTGGAATTGCTTACAGCACAATGAAGAGATATGACCGTGCTGCGACTACCGGGACGGCGGATAATGCTACATATGAAGGCATTATGGTATGCTCTCCAAAGCATTTAACTAATAACTCAGCGATTGGATTATTTGATATTGCGCTACCGGCAGGATCTTCTTGCGGTGGAACAATGAGTTATTGTGTTGAATGTACTAATGGCACGGACTATCAAACTAGAGCAGGAGCTATTTTTTGGGCAGCAACCAATAAGGCGGGGGTGTATGTTTCTAATGTCGCATCTTCTGGTGAGCAGGTAGCTGTTTCAACAGGTACATTGGTGAATGCATGGACGGTAGTTACTGGAACTAACAAAATAACTATTACTTTAAATGCAAATTCATCTTTAACACCGACTGTTTTAAAGGTTTGGATTAAAATCAGTAATGAGTCTAGCAAAGCAATAACACTATTATAGGAGTATTTTATGGCATTACAAAAAGACATAGCATTTCAGGGAATTAATTTAGGTTATCATAAAATTATTGACGTAATAGAAGACTATTGCAAGGGCCGTACAGTTATTATCATGGCCTGTTATTTAAACAAAGAAGCGCGCCTTGCGGACGTGAGCTCTATGTTCAAAACATGCCAGTTTGAATTTAGTCTCTACGACCTAACTAGAGCTGAAATGTATGAAGCTATTAAGCTAGAGCAAGATTTTATCGGCGCGCTTGACGTTTAATTTCTAATCTGCGATTACTCCTATAAGACGGTACACCCGATTTGATAAACTTATAGGAGATAAATCATGAAAAAGTTTACAATTTCAGAAGAATTAGGCAACAAAATCCTTAATTATCTAGCAGCAAGACCTTTCGCAGAGGTATTCCAACTCATCAATGAACTCGATGCTGAGGTTAAAAAAAGCTTAGCTGACGAATCAGAAATTCAAGACGCTAACGTTGTAGAAATGAAATAATTGTGGCAACTCCTCGACCTGTAGTCGATGAAACGCTAGTTATTAATCTCGCTAAAATCCACTGCACTACCGCGGAGATCGCGATTATCTGTAGATGCAGCAAGGATACGCTAGAGCGCCATCACATGGAGGCGTTAAAGCAAGGCCGTAGCGAAGGCAAAACAAGCCTACGTAGGGCAATGTGGAAGTCTGGAGTCGAGAAAGGCAACACTGGGATGCTGATTTTCATGGCGAAAAATCTATTAGGCATGACTGATAGACCTATCCTGGACGACCAAGACATTACGAAATATTCCAAAGAAGAGATTGAGCGCATTGCTACTAAAGCACTTGATTATCTTAAGCACCTAAAGGGAACCGATGGACAAGGGGCCGTTAAAAAAGACAAGGGAGTTAAAGGAGAGTGACGAGAATTTTCTATTCTCATCCTACTTGAAATCCTTCCGGTGCAGTTCAGATAATCTACGGATGTCTAATGATATTTATTATTACAATTTCAAAAAACTGATCAACAAACTTATTGAGAAGTCTAAGGTTGTTATCCTGTGTGACGATGAAGACGATGACCTAGTTTACGGCTATTGTATCTATGATTCTTTCGAAGAAATACTCATACTCCATTATGTTTACATTAGATACACGTTCCGCAAACTGGGGTTGGCAAGATACCTCTACGAGACCCTTAAAGAAGGCCATGAAGCAGTTGTATCAAGCCATGCGAATAAGGTGTTTGACGACCTTAGAGGCAGCGAAAAATATCGTCGCATAGGTTACAACCCTTTTTTAAGGAAGCTATGAAATTAAGCGACGTTAAATTTTATCATTCGGTCAAAATCGGCAATGAAGAAGTGCAAACCGCGCAGAATAGACCGTCATTTAATGGCAAAAAAATCTACGAAATGGAATTAGTTGGCGAGTTGATTAAAATTACCGATGGCGTAGACACGACTTATTCTAGCCTAAGCAATGCAATCTGGTTTAAAGTAATAGAGGCACCCAATGGACGAGATGAGCCTATCGAAAGCGCTAAACATCCTGAAAAAGTTGGGCCAGTTACTTCCAGTAAACGTCGAAGATAGTCATTTTGCCGCCCAGCACGCATTTATAAACGATCCGGCCAGACTAAAGGCAGCGTTATGCAGTCGGCGAGGTGGCAAATCTTACGGTGTCGGGCTCTATTTGATTAAGACGGCACTAGAGTGTCCAGGGGTAAAATGCCTATACATAGCGTTGACCAGGGACTCCGCCAAAAATATTATGTGGGACGACGTAATCAAAGAGATCATTAACAAACATGACCTAGATGTTAAGTTAAACGAAGTTGGCTTGGCCATTCGCTTTAAAAACGGCTCTACAATCCGTATGGTAGGAGCGGATGCCAAGCCGGCAGAGATGGAAAAGCTCCTAGGGCAGAAATATAAGCTAGTCATTATTGACGAGAGCGGTTCTTTTAAGCAAGACCTACGTAAACTAGTCTATGAAATTGCGGAGCCAGCGACTACCGATATGGATGGGACTATCGCACTGATTGGGACGCCAACGGACCTAATTAAAAGTCTATTCTACGACATCACTAACGGGAAGGAGCCAGGCTGGTCAGTCCACAAATGGACATCTTTCCAAAATCCTTATATCGCAGAGAAATGGGATAAAAAAACCAAAGAAATGATCGAACGCGATCCAGACGTTGTTAATACTCCTGCCTATAAGAGAATGTATGAGGGGCAATGGTTCATTAACACTGACAAATTGGTCTATAAATACAATAAAACGCTTAATACATACACGGAACTACCGCGAATTCGCGAACAATACTACCACGTGATAGGCGTCGACTTAGGCTATGATGACGACTCATCTTTTATAGCGTCGTGTTATAGCGAATACGACCCAATCCTTTATGTGGTTAGTGCGTTTAAGCAGAAAAAAATGACCATATTTGCAGTGGCGACTAAGATTAAAGAGCTCATGGAGCGCTATAATACCGGCATCGTTGTTATAGATGGCGCGAATAAGCAGGCGGTCGAGGAAATGAAGCAGCGTTATGCGCTCCCATTAAAGACGGCGGACAAAACTGGCAAGTCTGACTTTATAGAGATGATGAATTCAGATTTTATGCTAGGAAAAATTAAATTACACGACACCGATACGGGCTTACTTTCAGATGAATATATAGGCTTGATCTGGGATGATCGCACTGGGAAGAGACAAGAGCATCCGAGTTGCCCTAATCATGCAAGTGACGCAGCCCTGTATAATTGGCGATACTGCTATCAATACGCGTGGCAAAATAGACCCGTTAAGCACGCTCTTACATCGGAGAGAGCCGTAGATGACTTCTGGGAAGCTGAAAGTCAGAAGTCAGGAAAAAAGGATGATTCGCTATTTGACTTCTGGCGCGACTAATTAAATAATAGATGACATGATAGAGAAACAAAATAATTTACGCCGAATTGAAGCGATCATGAAACTTATGCAGCAGTATAGAGTAAATGTCGTCGATGTAGATGGCGTGCGAATTGAGAAAGTCTATCATGACCCGATACAACACGAGACAAAACAGGCCGCTAAAGACAATCCAGGCCAAAATAATGATTTCTGGATTGATCCATTAGGCGGCAATTATGACAAATATCCAAACTGAGTATGTAGGCAATTCTGAAGGCGTATTAAACCCGAAAGCAAGATGGTGGCTCGAAGCCGATGACGACATTTATAAGTCGTCTTGGGAGATAGTTAACAACATTGAGAATAACCAGACATTTCTAAAGGCAGCATTTGCTAGGTATGCTGCACTTTACTCCAATATGGAGTTTTTAGGCCTGTCTGCTAGAATGTTCAGTCGAACAGCGCTCAATTCTTTCTTTAATAATCGTCTGGCCCTCAATGTTATTAAGTCATGCACGGATAGCGCGACTTCTAAGATTGCCAAGAACCGTCCACGCCCATTGTTTTTAACTGAAGACGGCGACTACTCTCAGCAGCGGAAAGCTAAGCAATTAACCAAATTTATGGAAGGCCTTTTCGATGAGATGAACGTCTATGAGAAGGCACAGCGCTGCTTTACGGATGCTTGCGTCTTTGGCTTTGGTTTGCTTAAGCCTTATATTGAAGATGGAAAAATCAAGTGCGAGCGGATATTGCCAGAAGAGATTAGCGTAGATGAAGCCGATGGCATTTATGGTGAACCTCAACAGATACACCAGACTAAATATTATACTAGAGATATCCTGGTAGAGATGTTCCCGGAGCATGAACATAAAATCATGTCGGCGATGTCATTCGTGCGTGCAGATCTCGCCTACCGTTCAGCTGCCGACCAGATCGCGGTTAGAGAGTCATGGCATTTAAAGAGCGGAGAGAGAGCGAAAGATGGTAAGCACGTTATTTGCATTGAAAATTGTACTCTTTTTGCTGAAGAATATACCAAATGTTATTTCCCTTTTATTGTGTTCCGCTGGAATCCTAGACTACATGGATTCTGGGGCATGGGATTAGCAGAAGAATTAGTCGGGATTCAGTTAGAGATTAACAAAATTCTTTCTAATATTCAGCGAGCTATCCATCTAATCGGAGTGCCGAGAATCTGGGTAGAAAACGGCTCTCAGGTTAACACAGGTATGCTTAACAACGAGATCGGGGCCATGTATAAATACACTGGAACTCCCCCGATATTCCAGACGTCCGCGAGTATGTCAGCAGACGTCTATCAACACCTAGAGAACCTGTATACTAAAGCATACCAGATCACTGGTATCTCTCAGCTATCTGCAAGCTCTGTAAAGCCTTCGGGCGTCAACAGTGCAGTAGCTATGCGTGAATATCAAGACATTGAATCAGAGCGGTTTATGAACGTAGGGCAACGCTATGAACGCAGCTTCATCGAACTCGCTAAAATATGCGTCGATCTGGCCAGAGATCTTTATACGGGAGAAAATAATCTTGAAGTTAAAGTCACTGCTGGCAAATTTATTAAGTCTATTAAATGGTCAGAAGTGGATATCGCAGATGATAAGTATATGGTCCGAGTATTCCCTACTTCATTATTGCCGTCACAGCCGCAAGGCAAGTTGTCGCAGATTCAAGAACTAGTTCAGGCCGGATTTATTGGCAAAGAAGATGCAATATCGTTACTGGATTTCCCAGACCTGGATAGCTTCGTATCGCTACAGACGGCGTCTAAAGACAACATAATAATGATGATCGAGAACATGATTGATAAGGGTGGCTACGAGACGCCAGAGCCTTTTATTAATCTACAAATGGCCATTACAATGACTCAATCGTCTTATTTAAAGGCCAGGATGAACAGCGTCCCTGAGGAGCGGTTAGAACTATTGCGCCGATTTATGAGTGAATGTAACGACATGGTTACCGCTGCTCAACCACCTATGCCTATGCCAGGGATGCCGACACCTACTGGCGTACCGCAAGCGCCTGCCCAAGCCGAATTACTACCGAACGCTCCTGTACCAGGGGCGTAATTAAAGACAATACAGGGAGAATTTATGTCAGAAGTCGCTGCAAATGTAGTTAACGAAATGATTAGCAGTAAAGAGACAGGCGAACCGGCCAAACTTGCTACTGAAATCGATTTAAATGAAGATGAAGCCGCAGAGGGCAGTCTAGATTCCGCATTAGGCGATGTCGTTGAGCCGCCTACCCCAGAAGCTAAGCCAGAAGAAGAGCGCATGAGCGCTAGATTCGCTGCGCTTGCTCGCAGAGAGCGGCTATTAGTTGATCGCGAGCGTAAACTAAAAGAAGGAACCGGTAGCGCAGACTCGTTTAAAAAAGACGTCGAAGGATTGCGCAATGACCCCATTGCCTTCCTGGAGAAATATGGTGTAAAATTAGACGACGTGCTTCATCATGCTTTAGGCTCTAAGCGAGAGCCATCTACCGACGAGAAGTTAAAAGAACTCCAAGACCGGATAGACAGGCAAGAGAAAGAACGTACAGAGAGAGAAGAGCGAAATATAAGAGAGACGAATGAAAAAAATATACAG